TTATTTTTAGGCTTTGCTAGATTGCACAAAGCCCAATCATGTAATAGTTCTTTGGCATGTTTTTTATAATCCATTAAAGGGTAACATCTTCCATTCCTGCTGTTCTGAGTCGAACAACATGGCCTAGCATAAAGTTTTTACTTTCAAGTCCCTTCATAACACCAAGCCATTTATTTCTAAGTAACGCAACTTCGTTAATGATAGTTTCAAAATCAATAACTTCATCTTCTCCATCCACGTACTTTTCTGCGTCCCGAGATGTAAGCGATCGAGCGTAGGTTTCAAGGTATTTCTGAAAGTGTTTGCGTCGTATCTTACGAAGTTGTATATTAAGATAATTAAGTACAGCTTCAATTTCCTGGAGTTGGTTAAACCTGTGCTCCGTAATGCCCGGAAGGCCGGCGGTGGACTTTTCCAAGTTTCCTTTAATATTTGTATCATATTTTGCCTGCACAAGTTCGCCTTCATAATAATTTATGAAATCAGGGATATTGCCAAGATCTGCTACAACTTTATTATACCACATGTTTAATATCTAACCATTTTAGAAAAGATGCTGGGAATATATTTAAATTTAAATTGGGTCGTCTAGCAGTAAATTCTATTAGAAAATCACGCAACGATTCTCGTTCGGACTCGCCCGAATCGTACTCAATACTTGCTAATATTTGTTTTTTTGCTTCGTTACTTAACAAACCAGTTGTTGATTCAATTTGTAATCTGATAATATCTTTACTGTCAGGATCAAGAACGTATGGTGCAAGAAACCTTGGTTGATAACCAAAACTTAATTCTATTTTGTCTTCAGGGAAGTAATTAACAAATTTAGCAAACGATAACACAGTTAAATTTACCATTGTAGAAGAAAATTTAAATTCTATTTTGTGTTTTTTTATATAATCTACTTTCCTAATAAATTCTTCCCATTTAATTCCGTAACGATTAAATTCTAAATGCTCTTCGATAGATTCTGCACTTATCTGAAATTGTACATTGCTATAATTTTTTAATTCTTTTATAATTTTTTCAAAGCGAGACCAAGGCACTCCTAACCCTGTATAAATTTCTATAGTCCCTACATGAGATAATAATTTAATCTTTGAAAGTAAATCGCTGTCTAATAGCGGCTCACCCCCAGTAATTACAATGTAAGTTGAATTATTTGACACCCTTACTATTTCGTCGAGTATTTTTTTATATTTTATACTATTTGTTAAAGATTTTTGGCTAATTTTAGTTAATAATAGATCTCTTGGTAATAAACGATATCTACTATCTGTAAAATTACTAATGTTATATTCGCCATTATTAATAATATCACGACGCCAAGCACTACTATATTCTTTTGTGCAATATGAACAAGTTAAATTACAATCACTAGTTGATGTTAAATCTATCATCAACGGTGTTGTAATCGGCTCGTTGTGTGTTTTTTCGACACCTTGTTGATATATTCTAGGACTAATGGCATTTCTATCTTCCGCGGACCAACAATTTTGTTCGCAACTAGAATTACGTTCGTTACGTAACATCATCACACGCTCTCGTACATTAGTTTCTGTGTTAAACAAGTGCCCTGGATTATTGTCTAACCATTCAAAATTAATTGGGTGCGGCGCTGCGGCGTGACAGTTATATGTTGTGTTCGATTCGGCGTCTATTTTTATAAACTTAAACTTCATCGAACAATAATACGACCTGTCACTCTTCGTCGTCGTCATAGTCCATTTCTTCTTCGGACACATATTCTTTGAGAGCACGGGACAACGGAGCATCAACTGCACCAAATTCTTTTAATTCAATGTCATTAAGCATATCAACCATAACACTCATTAAATTGTCGGCAGCCTCTTGTCTGTCTTTCTGCGGAATATATGATTTTAAAATGGTATAAGTTTCAATTAAAACTTCTACATCGATACTCATTCTACTGTTTCCTCTTCTGATTGTTCAACAACAGCAGCACCATGTGGATTAGCGGTATAATCTGCCATAACCTTATCAAGCGATTCATTTTCGTTGCGCTCCCACGCTTTACGGAATTGCTTAATAACTGTACCATCTGCTAGCGTGTATTTAAGACTATTGCCTTCCTTCTGCAATAAACCTTTTGCTTCAAACATATCTACTAAACCACTGTATGGGTTCATACCAGTTTCGTAAGGAATCTTAACTTGCACAGATTCAAACGGTTTAGCATAGCGTGTTTTCATGATCTTACATGCGGCACGAATACCCTTAACTTCTGAAATTTTGTTGCCATCCTCATCTTCTTTGAGTTTGAGTTTCCTCATTGCAACAACAATTGAGCTTGCGTAAATAAAACCTTGACCACCGCTGATCTTGTCATCTGGGTCAAACATATCTTGCGATGCGTATGTGTGGTTAGTAGCAACTAGACCAATGTTTAGAGAACCAAACATATTAACACAGTTACGAACTAGTGCAGTAAGTGCTTTAGGCTTACGGCCCATGTCACCTTTTAAATCGCCGGCGTCAAATTGATTGACGTCTGTGGGTGTAAGCAACATACCTAGACTGTCAAGGATAAACAAGACTTTAGGACGCTGATCTTCGGGTAGTGTTTTATATTCTTTAACAAACTCAGAAATCATTTTAGCTACATCATCGATCATAGCCATATTGAGTTTTAGGAGTTTATCTTCCGATGTATCGACTCCGAGAGCGTGTAACCATGCTTCATCAAGTGCGTTCTCACTATCGATAAGAATAACGTATATGCCTTGCTCTTGTGCGTTCTTGACAAGATTTCCCGAGCAGATAAAGGATTTACCCGCGCCAGATTCGCCAGCAAATACAGTGACTTTACCAAGCGGAACACCTTTAGTAAAATCACCTGATATAAGGTAGTTAAGAGCGTAATTGTTTGTCGATACCCAGTCGGTGGGGTCGTTAAATCCAACGGAGATACCGTCAATACTTTTTGTAATACTTTTGCGAAATTTTGAGACATCGAATGGTTTAGCCATAATTAGATTCCTTGATATAATTTATTTTTATAAGATAACTCGGGCGTACCAATTAAGGCAGAGGCCCGGGCCGTGTTATTGCTTGCTACGATTACGAATCATTGCCAAGATATCCTCGGCTTTTTGACTTGAAGGTTTAGCTGCCGGTGTAACTACCGGAGCACTAGCTTCAGCTGGTTCGTCATCGTCGTCACCATTAAATGGACTAGATGATTGTACCGGTACATGAGGAACTGGTGTAGTTGCTGCAGGCGGTGATGCCTTGTAAGCACCAGATGTGGCAGGTGCTGAAGTCTCTGCATCATCACCACCTTTACCACCAGTAAAGCCGCTAGGCTTAAAGTATTGGCTCCAACGATCAGGATCGTATGCTTGACCATCAACTGATGCTTCAAACATTTCCTTGATAACTTTGACTTCAACTTCGCCTGGACGCTTAGGTAGGAAGTCGCTCAGGTTGTAAAGACCAAATTGGTCAATTGCTGCTTGTTCTTGTGCAGTTAGTGCAGTTTCCTTACGACTCCATTTAGATGTGCTGTAATCAGCATAACCACCTTTAGAAGTTTTTGTAACTGTGAAATCCAATCCTGCACTGTAGTCAGTAGGCATGCTTTCTAGTTCTGGATCCATTAATGCAGCCTTGATCAAGTTAAAGATCTGTGGGCTAATAACAAATCTACGAATAGGATTCTCAGGTGTTTTATCATCAGCCAATGCATTTTCACGCACAAAGCCTTGGAATAGATAAGACTTTTTCTTCCAGTACTTACGACCCATTTCTTCTAGTGCCGGATCTTTAAACCAAGTACGGACCTCTGCTAAGATAGGGCAAGCATCGCCATACATTTCCACGCAAGGTACTTGTACAACGACTGGTTTTGAATCGCTTTGACCTTTAATACCAGCAAATGGTAGTTTGATCATTAAACGTTCAATCCAGAAGAAATCGTTCTTGGTGTTTGCGTCTGGTAGGAATCGGATTTTGCTGCTTGAGCCTTCTGGAATATTCCAGTGAGCGTAGATGGCGTTATCGCCTTGTGATTGTCCGCCTTGCGAACGGTTTTCTTGCGCTTGTAGTTTTGCGCGAATTTCTGCTAATGAAGTGGCCATAATGTTTCTCCTTATAAAATGCCATAATGTTTGTGCCTAGATATACAACTGCACCGTGCAATTGTATAACATATGTATTTAGCAAGTCAATAATAAAACGATTATTTTTTACCCAAACCTGCTAATTTACGTAAAGATGTTAAATCTTCTTGTACAACCGGTTCGTCAGTAGTCGGAGCACCGGTTGGTTGTGGTTGTGGTTGTGGTTGTTCGGGAGCCGGTTGTGTATTAGCATTTTGTTGTTGCATTGCTTGCATAAATTGGTTTGCTAATGCATTTTCACCGTTTGCTGCTAACCAACCAATTATAGTACGACGTGCATCTGCATCTGTACCTTGCACTTTACTAAGTCTTAGTAGTGCATGATTTAATTCGTCGCTTTGTAAAAAATGAATATGTGACAGTGCTGCAATAGCATCAGTCGCATCTATTCCTACTGCAATTGGTGTCTGCATTAGAGTGGTAAGATCTTGTTCATCTCTGTCATCACCGTCATGGTCCCATGTTTCTTCGGTAATGCCGTTTGCCCAAGATTCGAACTCCGCGGTCATTGGTGTATCCATTTTTTGTCTGTGTTTGTATGCTCTATAAACGTATGGTAAAGCTTCATTAAATCGATCATCGTAGATCTTTTTAACAAAACGCTCGCGTAACGAATCTACATCTACTTCTTCTTGATCCGCTTGCTGTCCGCACATGTTCATTAATAGTTCGTGACCGCGGCGACCTTGGAAACGCTTTAAATGATCTTTAACTTCGTTGTAACGATGTACAGCAGCTTCAACCATACCTGTAGTTTCTGCATCTTCAAATGTACGATTACGCATACTACGAACAAAATGCTTCATGCTAGCCATTTCTTTAACCATTTCGTTGATAATAGCTGCACCTTCATCATCCATGCGACCTTCGTGACGTAAATGATTAGCGATAGCTCTTGCGCCATGTAAATTAGTATGTGGCAGTAAGAAACGTTCTCCCATTGGAGTTTCAACAAAAACGTGTTCAATTTGACGTCCGCGAGCGCCGTGGCGGTCTGGATCAATTTGATCTTTGTGTTTAATAATTAGTTTATGCGTGCCAACATCGCCATAGCTAACACGACGATTATTGCCATGTCCGTATAGTTTGCTTTCAGCAATAGCTAGTTCTTCTTTATCGTATGTTGCGTCCGACACACTTTGCTGCTTAATATCTTTTAAATCTAAATTGCTACGATTGATATCACGCACATCAAACGCTAGCATATTTCTGCGGGCAAACTCCCGTAAAGCTCTTAAAAACTTATACCATTCTTGTTCTTGTTCTTCACTTAGTGCTTCTGTAATATTAGAGCCAAAGTAAATTTTTAAGCTATCTTCGTCGATTAAACTAATCGTTACATTACCAAAATTTTCCCCATCTTCGCTAATATAATCAAAGTTAAAGAATCTTGCCGATTCAGGATCGGTAACACGTTGAGCGTTTTCGTCGCCAATATTAACATGGTCAAACCGAGCACGTATTTTGTCAAATAATGAAGCTGATATTTTGTCTAATTCACGCATAATGTATTATTTATGGCTATAAGTTCAATTTGTTTATATCAAAATAAAGGGCATAGGTGCTATATAATCATCTATGCTATCTTTAAGCTTTTCGTCGAGTTCAGAATCATAACTTTGCAAGCTTTGCACCATTCTAAGTACTAGCAGAGTTGCTGTTACTAGATCGTCAGTTTCGCCAATTTTAGCTGCAAATCCTACGCCTTGTGCTACAAAAGTTTTTAATTCACTGATCAAATTTTTACTGTTTATAGTAATTTTTTTATTTTCTATTAGATTCTTAAGTTTAGCACAAACTGCGATTTTAGTTTTGTTTGTTGTAGTAAAACCTTTTCTATGTAATCTGGCTTGCCCGGCTTTTACTGGCTGACTTAAAAACGTCCCTTTAATGTTTTCTTCACCTATTTCATTGATAACTACCAATGCTGCTTCGCCCAGGGTATTGTTTTCGACGCTGTAGTAAATGTCATTTACTGTTCCTATTGAATCGTAAAGATATTCACAGATTTCTTTTAATATAACAACTTGTCTTTGTATAGGAGTTGTATTATGCTGCCATTCAGCAACTTGTATCATTGTTGGCAATTCAAATACTTGTATAGCAGCAGGGTCGCCGCCGGTACCCAAGCTAGGATCTAGTCCAACACAATATGTACGATTTCTTTCAGGTTTTTGATACCAACGAACTTGGCCCTGGCGTTCAATTGGTTCCTGCGGTTCTAGTTCAGACAATCTAATAGAATTAATTAAAGTTTCATCATAAATCAAGAACTCACATCCGTGCTCGCGTCTAAAACGCTCTTCGCCAATGCGACCAATTTCTTCTTTTTTCCATTGTTCGTCTCGGTCCGGATGTTCGTCCCAACGAGCTTGGTAAGCTTTGAATCCATTGATCCCAAGATTAGTAGGATTTCCGTATTCATCTACACACTTATTAGCCTGTTTCCATATAAAAGCAAATTGATCTTCGTCTGAGTTTGGGGTACTAGTAATAATTGCTTTACCACCAGTGCTTAATGTAGGTGAAATGGATGTCCAGAATTCTTTAGCAATAGTAGGTCTAACGAACGCAAATTCGTCACAGTACAGGAGTGTAATAGACATACCTCGTCCGGTTGTTTCGGTGGTTGTTTGACTAACAATACGTGATCCGTTTTCAAAATCTATACTACCTTTATTGTAGCTAGTAACACCTGCACGTATCCAATCTGGACATAGTTCGTAAGCATAACGGACACGCTGCATAATTTCCTGTGCGCCTGTATATTTGTGAGCTGCAATTAGGATAGTCGAATCCGGTTGGAACATTGCGTACCAAAGTAAATACCCTGCTGCGCTTGTGGTTTTACCCGTTTGTCTGGGCATTAGTGAAATACTAAATCTATTTTGATGATAAGTATCTATAAGTTTCCGTTGATACTCAAAAGGTTGATATAGCATTTTGCCCTTAACAGGGTGCTGAATGTAGAAATAATTGCTCATGAAATATTCCGGACCCGTGTCCGGATCCGCACACTTCATAAACTCTATTATTTGCTCTTCAGAAAAGTTGACTTTTTGATATGGAGACTTTATAATACTAGTTACATCACTGTTTTTCATATTAATACTTATGAGCCATACACTACTTTTAAACAAAGATTATACACCAATTAGCGTACTTCCGCTAAGTGTTATCCATTGGCAACATGCGGTTAAACTCATGTTCTTGGGCCGTATTCAAGTTATTGAAACGTATCCGGATTGGATAATCCACTCGGAAAAACTTTCAATTAATGTACCCAGTGTGGCTATTACCAAAGAATACTTTAACTTTAAACGTAAGGTGAATTTTACTCGCCACAACATGTATCTACGCGACTTGTATCAGTGTCAATATTGCGAAGATACATTTGACTTTAAGGACTTAACTATTGACCATGTGGTTCCAGTGAGTCACGGCGGTAAAACTGAATGGACTAACTGTGTAACTAGTTGCAAAGCTTGTAACTTTAAAAAGGCTGATAAACGATTCATGCATCCTATCCGCAAACCATATCGTCCAGATTACTGGGCGTTAGCTGCTGCTTGGAAAAATAGTCCGTTTAGAGTTAAAGATCCTAAGTGGAATCAATACTTAGGTAGGAACGCCGAAGCGGCTTAAATTGGTTTTTCGCCAGTTAAGTAAGGCTTACTAAACCAGAGTTTAAACCAAGCGTCAGTACCAGGGCGAATATCATGTTTTTTCATGAGTTCGCCTTTTTCATTTCCAGTTACAGAAATATTACTACCCGGAAATCCTTTGTACTCTTGCATTACAGCACGATTAGTTATTCCGGCAAGTGTTTTTAACTGTTGTATTTCATCCATTGTTTTCTAGTTCTTCAACCATCGAAAATAAGAATAAAAAGCCAGAAATTGCTATAATAATTCCTATTAGGTCGCCTTTACTAATTGCATACGTTGTTAGCATCCAAAAAAGTAAAAAAGTTATTAATTTTGCCAATTCTATTAGTTACTTTCTTTTGCTAAACAATATGCTTTTATTTTGTCTTCTCTGTGATGCCTAATAATTTTAATAACTTCATCACATTCATCTAATGTAGGGTAAGTATTCCAGGCACGCCATTGGCCATCATCTATCACTAATACCATTAGTACAAAAACATATTTCATCAATGATCGCCATATGGGATCACTGGACGATCATCGTCAGGATTATTCCTTGGATCCCTTACACTTTGCTCGTTTTGCATTTGTTAGTGCTCCGTAATCAACTGGCCATTCTTGGCCTACACCTAATTCTCTTACATTAGTAGGGAAAGCAAACTTAATACCAGCGGCTTGTTGTATTTGACTAATACTAGCACGAACTTTAGTTAGATCATTGCCTTGGCCACCTTCATGTTTGAAGTACCAACCTGCTGCTGCACCAGTTGCTTGATTAACTACAATTTTGTAGAAGGCACTAGGAACTACAACACCATTACCAATTTTCTTATCTGTTGCTGCATTGTAAATGCCACCAACATAAATTGTGTAGGTCTGGTTAGTTTGTACTGCCCAACCGCGAACTGAAGTTTCCAATAGTTTCCAAATACCTCTATTCAATCCACCTAGCTGCGGATACATATTAGTCATTAAGAAACTTTCGTACTCTACTTGTTCGTCCCAGCTTAGATCGCCGTCTGGTGCAGCATGACCCTTATCATATCCTGTACCAGCATAATCTTCAGGGCGAGGTCCGCCAGGAACGCTTTGATCGGCTACAAACGCATTAGTTCTTGGCCAGCATCCTAACGCATTTTGTGGTGTAAGTGTATAATTAACATAACGTGGAATTTTAGCTTGTGGGTCATATGCAACAAAGTAAGCACGACGACAAATAGGTTGTACTGAATGTGCTGACTGAGGGAATCCCCATGGATTATGTACAGCACAACGTTCTGGCGGCAGTGGCGCTGTTTGTGTCCAAGCAAAGCTTAGAGAAGGTGCTGCTAATAATAAAATTGAAAACCATTTACGCATTTTGATTCCTTTAAGATTTTGTATAAGTTGTTACGTAATTACCACCAGGTTTGATGTCTTTTCCTACTCCACCGAACCCAATTCCTTTATCTACTCTAACTGTGTGTGTTTGACCAGGAGTACCTAATGCTCCTGTTGTATCCTTGTATGCAGCAGACACACTTGTAGTGCCTCCCATTTGTCCTTTATTATAAGCCGGAGTGCTTTTTTGAGCTGAAAGATCTACGCCATGTACATTTGTTTTTACTCCAACAGTCGATGCACCGCCGGGGTTGAAATCTCGAGTTGCTGTTACTTGCGTAGTATCATTTACATCAAGTTGTCCAGTAAATGTTTTAGTTGGTTTGTCTGCTGTGAATTTTGCGTTGCCAAGATCTAAAGTAGCAGAGTCTTGTTCATCAAGAATATCTAAGTACCGTCTAAAGAATCTTGGATCACTCATATTATCTTCTAATAAACTTCTTCATTCTTTCCAACTCTTCGTTGGTGCCTTTTGCTGCTGCATCTAGTTCGTCATCGGTAGCTTGCCGAGTTGGGTCTAACCCAAAAGCTTTATTAACTTCTGGTGAATATCCCGAAGCTGCACCTTTACCCCAATCTTTTTGATCAATCATTTCTTGACCTGCTGCAGAGGCGGTCCCAGCAGCTTGTTTTAACGCATTACCGCTTGTAACATGAGCCCATTCATCATCACTCATGTCGCGAATTTTTTGTTGTGCTTGTACTGCTTGTGCTTGTGCTGCTGGTGATGCTTTTATATACGAAGGATCTTGTGTTATATCCTTGGCATTAGGTCCCCGATATTGACTTATTTCTGGACCAAGTTGTTTCATTGCATTATCAAGTCCAGAATTCGCTGCTGCATCCCCCATTGATTTAATTAAGCTACCTGCATAAGCAGCAGAAGGATCGCGGCCTTGCATAGCTGCTTTACCGGCTTCAATGCCTCCACCTATCATTGCTCTTGCAGTTTGTCCTTTTACATCTTGTGCATCTTGCTGGCTTATTTCCCCTGACTTAACTCCTGCATCTATACCAGCTGAGATATCTTTATAGTTCTGTACTTGTTGCCCTACCGCAGTTTTTGCTTGCTGAAACGGTGTTGGGTCAGCTTCATTTAATATATCTAAATATTGTCTAAAGAATCTCGGGTCACTCATTACCAACTCCTGCAGGACCAATATCTTGCCTTCCAACGCGGTCCTGGATTTTCACAGTGGTGGCGTGCTCTAAAGCTTTTACGACGCTTAGGATTTGACTTCTTAATACGCATGTTAGGATCACCAAACTCTACTTTAACAATATTACCGTTTGGCTTGCGTACATATACTTTAGACTTCTTAACATCACCCTTCATTTTCTTGCCTAACGGAACTGTGCGTCCGTGATACTTGGCTTCGTTGGTAGCATGAAATTTTGCCATTGGTCCTTGACCACCTTTTTCAGTATAATCCATCCAAGGCTTGCTAACGTTTTGTTGGAAATCATCTTGTTCAATGTTACCATCTTTTTGACGTTGTAACATATAAGAGCCGGTACCAGTTTGTGGATTACGTGCGAAGGATCTTGATGAATATTCGCTGCTAACTTTACCGTTGTTGTCTGTTGTCTTAGAATCTTGATAAACAGACATCAAAGTCTCATCATCAAATCCCTCTTTGGTCATATATTCTTTGGGATCTTTTTTGTCCTTGGGCTCAGATAGCGGTTTTGTATCTAGTGTGTTGCCTGTTGGTTTAGTAGGTTGAGTTGCACCTTTATCTTTGTCCATGGCGTCGCTGCCTGGAATAGGACTTATAGAATCGCGAGCAGGGGGCATGTTTGAATCTTCGGAAAGATATCCTACATGTCTTAAGATCTGTAAAATGTTGTCGTCTGCTTCTAATACTATTCCATCTTCAAATACATCAACAATGTATGTTTCAATTAAGGTTTCGTCTCTAGCGATTTCTAATTCAAAGATGTCACCTACAGCAGGATTACCTTCGGTTAATTCTGCTTCGCTTAGATATTCGCGAAAACTTTTCATTTTAGTTGCCTTTCCACTGTTGAGGTGGTAATACCTTAATTGGTTCTCCTTGTTTATCAACTACTTCGCCTTTATCTGCTTGTAGTCTATCCAAGTGAGTGTCGTAACGTTTATTAACTTGTCCTTCCCACTCTGTGCCTTTGTACTGCTTACGCATAGCGTCTAGATCACGTAGTTGTTGGCTTTGTCTTAGTTTGCTAGCTTCTGTGCCTACTATGTCGCCGATGAAGTTAGAAACATCTTCCCAACCTTCGTCGGTTTTTTCTGTGCCTGTTTTTTCAGGCTCTGTACTTAGATGACGAGGACCATGATAAGGTTCCTTCTGTAAAGGAAGCTCAGACTGATCTGGTTTTTTAGGAGGAGCAAAGGTTGCACGTACTCTACCTGTTTCAGGATCACGTGTAATCTTAGGATCGTCTTTATCGTCACGAATTAAGATGCTTTCAAGAATGTCATTTAAGTCTTGGTCAAGAATACTTTCTGCCATTGGGTTGTCACCTAACTTAGGCTTGCTAGCATACATGCGCTTTTCGCGATTTAAATCATTGCCTTGACGAGTAATAGCATCTACTGTTTCGTATTCTTCATCTGGTGTGTTTGAATATCGTGATGTTCGTGTTTTCTTAGCTTCGTCGATTTCACCATCGGCACCGTGATAGTTCTCCCAGAACTCACGAGGATCATCTAGCAAGCGACTGTTTTCATCATAGAATTCTTCCCAATCTTGATGCTTTGCTTGATCAATGAGATTAGCTAATAACTCCGGATTAGTAATACCATGCCATGGCATATCGTCGTTATCGTCTATGTCAATGTTCTCGTCCATCATCTCGTCGGTGCCGCCAATCATGATAACTTCCGGCTCTGACATTGTTACACTGTGATCATCGTGTGGTCTCATACCAGCCATTTTTAGCATTTGTAACAATTCATCTGCCTTGTCACCTTGTGCTGAAATGTTTATACTCTTGTTACCGTCGCTGCTCATATTGGTGCTAACATTAAGAGAATCACTTTGTGACCTTCCCATGTCGCCACATTCTTTTAGACCAGCGATGCGACGCATTTGATTTAACTCATCATTTTCTTTTAGTGCAGGATTATCTTTGTCACCTTTCCAGTCATTCTTTTTAACAACGCTAACTGGTGGCTTTGGATCTGGTGCTGTATCGTTACCCATAGTATGATCCCAGGCGTCTGTCGCGCCGTGCCATGCGCTCTTAATAGCTGCAATCGGCTCAGCCACGGCTTTACCAATTTTGCGCCCAAATGTATTAGCATCAGGGCTTTCTCTATCTACTATGTCACGACGTGCTTTTTCTGCTGCTTCTTTATCTTTGTCGTATTTGTCTACTTTAGGACTTACTACACGCTCACGTTCTCGAGCTGCGTGAGTTGGTGCTGCTCCTGAACTTTGTGGTTGGCTTACTCTATTCAATGGACTATCTCCCCATTCGTCAAGATGCTCGTCACCCTCGGGTAGATTTGGTTTAACATGCTTACCTAATCTACTACGAATATGATCTTTTTTGTCTTGATCGGGTATTAACTGTTGTACAGCACGCTTTCGTGTATCCCCAGGTGTCCAATCTTTGGGTTGATTAATTTTATAACCTCTACCAGGTTGTAGGCCAAAAGTTTCTGTGTCGCTCTTTGGCAATTTTGAACCAATCTCCGGGGCACGGGCTTCTTGGATACCAGCCAAACGAGCTAATTCAGACAATGTATCAGTACCGGGAGTAACATTACCGCCAACTGATTCACTCATGCCACTGCCCATGTCTGCATAGAAACGCTCTTCGACCCATTGCCGAGGATCGCCTTCTCTGGCTTTAGCAATACCATATGGCAGTTCGCCAATGTCATAATAATAATCATACAATGCATCGTAAAGATTATCTGCCATATGCCCACTATTCATAAAGTTTTTAACTTCATGTTTAAATCTATTAGCAATATGTTTTAATGCATGACCACCTTCGTCTAACATGACGTCCTCGGTAACCTTCTCTTTGTTATGTTGTTTCCATGCAGTTGCATACGCAATGCTTTTTTCTTTTTTGCTCAATTTGCCATCCTTTGCATAACCTGCTTTAATATGTTTAACCATACGCTCACCTTTTGCTGTTGGCGGTGCTTTTTCGTTTAATGGCATCCCACTTAAACGCATCATTTCTTCTAATTCTTCTTCTAATTCTTCTTCTGTAAATTGTCCGTAGCCGCCACCTGGTTTAGCCGCAGTGGTAGTAGGCTCGGGTGCCGGGGCGGCGGGTTCTGGAGTACTAACCGCTGGAGCTGACTTACTTGCCATTGCGCTTGCAGCATTACTAGGTGCTGGTTGATTGCCACCAAACATTCCTTTAACTTTGTCTCCTACTGCGCTAGCGAAATCTCCAAAACTAGCATAGCTTTTTGTTGCTTGATTTTGTTGTCCATAAAGCCCGCCAGCTTTTTGATCTGCTGCAATTTTGTCTGCAGTTCTTGACACTACATTCGTAGTTCCTGCTACAGGTTGATAGTCACTTTTAGGAGCAGATGCAGTATTAGTTGCTGCGGGTGCAGCCTGTGGAGTTACTTGAGCAACTGGTTTGTATGATCCGTTATTAACCTGTGCTTGTAGTCTATCTCTCGCCGCAGTTGCTTCTTGATCTACATTAGCATCTGCTGCTGGTGCTGTATTAAGTGCCGCTGTAGCAACTTGGTCAGATGTTTGTGTTGATGCTGGTGCCGACTTACTTGCCATTGCTGCTGCGGCTCTTGTGTCAGTTGCTGGATTATCAACTATTTCCTCGCCTGCATCTAGTGCTTGGTCCGCTGGAACTGTAGTTGCAGTCTGAGTTGCTGGTGCTTTTCCAACACCAGCAACGTTTGTATCTGTTGCTGCACGGTCTGATATTGTAGGTGCTTGTGCTGCTGGCTGTGCTGCTGGTTGGCTAAATTTTTTTGCTAGTGCTAAATTAGCTGCTGCCGATCCTGGCACATAAGGCTTACCGGTACTAGGATCATTACCTAACGCTGCATTGACTTTAGCTGGATTTAATCTGTCAGCTTTGTTCATAAACTGGCCACCGCTTGTTTGTGCAAGTTTATTTCCGGTTACACCTTGATTTACAGGCGCTTCAAATAAATCTAATAATTTTCTCATACTCATTTTATTTCTTAGTCCTTCCAGCTAGCCATAATATGTCTTGCAATTCAGTATTTACCGATTCAGGAACTCGTATAGTTTCCCTGTCATCCGGAGGACGACGATTACCAGTAAGTGTATCAATTCCTTGATTCCAACGATCAAGGAATGAAGGTTCCTTAGGAGTTAAATCAGGACTAACTGCTTGAAGATCCTTTTTAGCTTTTTCTGCATCAATTTTTTGTTGCAGTTCTGCTTTGGCACGTTCAATGTCTTGCTTGTTGCTTGTGCCTGTTCCCCATGGATCTCCGCTACCAGATTTAACTGGTGTGCCATCTGTTGAACGTAAGACATCAGCTGGTTTATCAACTTTTACTGGTTCTGCTTGAAGAGATTTTATAAGTTTTTCTAAATCGTCTTCGGTATCAACAGGAGCAGTATCTCCTTGATCGTCTAGTTGTTTTATTATTCTATCAATATCATCTGCACGGCGTAATTTTGCTTTAGCACTTGCTTGGGCATCTGCTGCTGCTTTATAACCTGCGCCAATTTTACTACCGCTAGCATCTAAATCTGCTTGTGATGGACGACTAACTTTTGCCTTAGGAGTAACTTCATCGGCATAGTCTGTTGTAAATTGTGCTTCTTTGCCAGTTACTGGATTTTTGAAAGTAAATGTTCCTCCACTGCCCTTGCCTGTGTCTAACATTTGTTTTGCTCTAGCTGCTGCAAATGCTTTTTCGAACTCTTTGCGAACATTAACTTTTTCTTTACTGCTTGCATCTGCTGCCGGAGAATCTTTAGATGGAACTTCGTCTTTTGGTTCAGACACTACTTTATTGGTGGTTGTCTTTGCTTTCTTTTCACCTCTATCCGCCGATGGTACTACTGCTACGGGCGGTTCTGACTTAGGAGCAACGGTTGCTGCACTTACACCTGCAGCAGGTTTTGTTAAGTCAGAATCTGCCTTGGGCGACGACGGGCCAAAGCTACGTTGAATAGTACCAGAAACTGACTGTTGAGTCTTAGGCTTGGCATCTGCCTGAGGTTCAATGTTCTGACCTGGCATAGGAAGCATCTGGCCATCTGGACTTACCCATTGGCCTTTTTCATTTTTAGTGTAGGTTACGCTGCGACCTTGTGTATCTGTGACGGTAGTAGTAGAACCTGCTGGCTTACTTTTTTGCGTGGTTGTGTTTGATTTTTTAGTTATCTTAACAGGTTCAATTACATTACCAAAGTCATCAACTGCTGGTACTTCTTTGGGTACAGCAGATTTCTTAGTAGATTTTTCATCTTTTCCTGTTAGCCAGGCCGGTGCAGTAATTTTTACTGGACCAATTCTAACAGTACCAGGTTCGTCCTTGATAGATGATTTTTCTTTTTCGTATTGTTGTTTAAGCTCCTCGGCTTTCTTTTGTTGCGCCGCTACTCGATCTGCTATTTCTTTTTCTTGTTGGGCAATTTTTTCTAGTTCCTTAACAGGATCTTTATAATTTTGTAGCTGCTTATTGAGTTTTGCTAACTCAGCAGCATTTGGTGCTCGCGGAGTTTTTCCTGATCGATCTACTTTTTCTGGCCCGCCTTGTGCTGTTGGTATTTCATCAGCTGCTTGTGCATTACCTGCACCAACTGCTGTAGCTAAAACATCCGTGGCCACTTGTGCAACTTTTTGTTTATCTCTAGGATAAAATTTTTCAAGTTGATGGATTACGTTGTCTTTGAAACCTTTAATATAATTTCTAGTTTCTTTGGTGCGAAGTGTATTAACATCGCCAGTCTTTAAGAATGATGATGCGCCACCTTCGCCGGCATTGTAAGCTGCTAGTGCTTTCTCAGGAGTTTTATACTTGTTATAATAATAGGCTAGACCTCTAACTCCTGCTTCAATATTTTTTTCAGGATCAGTTAAATCTTTAACCTTGATTTTGTAAGCACCTTTTTCTGCATACTCAGGTTGAATTTGCATTACGCCTCTTGCACCAGTTGGGCTTCGTGCGGTACGCATTTTTTCAGCGTCTCCTAACCATCCTGTTTCTTTAAACATAGCATGTAGTACCATTGATAGCGGCACTCCATACTGCTCAGAATATTTTTTAGCCCATCCAATGTACTGGTCTTTACTATAACTAGGTTTTTCTTCAGCATCGTTTAAGAATTGTGCGTAGCGTTCTGTTATTTCTTTTTCTTTATCCGCGGGTGCTTTTCCTTGCCACGGAATTTCTTTTTTAATAATTGATGGTTTCTCAGCTGGTGCCTCTGCTGGTTTCTCTGCACTAGAATCTGCAGACGGAGATTGCGGTGTATTATCTACATCAGGTTGGTCTGACCATAAATTGCTTTTTTCTGCGGCTTTGTGTATGTCTTTTATAACTTCACTTTTGGGTTTTCCAAATATAGCCCCAGATGCTACGTCTGCTCCAACTTCAGCACCTTTTCTAAGTGTTCTGCCAAATGCCGTTCCTAGTCCAGCGTCGGGGTCTTGCATATAATAGTAGCCGGTTCCTAGACCAGTTAATACCGACGGCGCTGCCAATGTTGTTCTGATAGGATGCCTAAAAGGATATGTAACTACATCCTTGGTAGTTCCTAGTACTTTGTCTCCTGCTTTTTGTAAAGTAGATTTTGGAATCTTTTCTAGGTCTGCTAAATCTTGCAGATATTTTGCCCTTACTTCAGGAGGTAATTTATCTAATTTATCTTTAAACGCACGGTCTGACTCCCATGGTTTTCTTTTAACCTCTTTTGCTTGTGCAGCAATTTCTTCAGCTGATTTCTTTTCAGCGGCTGCTTTTGCTGCTTCTGCCTCAGCTTTTTCAGCGGCTGCTTTTTCGGCCCTAATTCTTTCGAATTCTTTTTCTACATTGATTGGGCCTTTATCTGGTGCTTTTGGTGTGGCTGGTGGTTCAAATTTAGGTTCTACTCTTCTACTAGCATCAGCAGCTAGGTCCGAATCGGGTTTTGATTTTCGTAGATTTCGCAAAAAGTCCATTGCCATAGATCCATATTTTCTAGGATTAAAAAGTATGTCTCTTAGTCCGGCTTCGTCAAGTCTGCCTGCTCGTTCCAGGCGATCTAATTCCTCAAATCCTTCAGGCAAGAAAGAAGGATCGTATTCTTGATTCTTTATTGAGTCGTAATATTCTTTTCCAAGAGCTTTCCATCCGCCTTTTTCTTTTGCATAATCACGTAGTTGATTTAATACATCAAGACTAACGCTAGCGGCCTGCGACGGAAGTGTAGGAACCATTCCTAAGCCGCCTGCTAATGTAGCAATGCCCGCACCAGTATAATCACCTTGTGCGCCTCTAATACCAGCATCAACAAAACCTATGGCAGGTACAACTTTTTTACCAATCACCCCTTCTTCAAGAGGTGATTGCTTGGAAATTTCATTTATTTTCATTTTGCAAATTTATCTTTTTTAGGACGACCGCGACCTTTCTTTGCTACTTCGCCTGTTTCATTGTCTGTGTCTGGTTCGTCTGTTTGACGACC